CTACTCTTCCAATTTTTGTGTATATCCCACTATTACCAGCAGTATATGTAACTCCAACTGCATTACCACCAAATGCAAATCCCGGTGTCCAAGTTCCTTCCTCATAATCATCCAGCGTGTTTGCGTCAGTTGATGCGGATTGAGAAGCAGGAAAAGAAATTCCTGAGCCTGAAGTTGATGGTGTAGCATTACCTACACCAATAGTGGTTGGAAACTTAGTTCGCTGACCTGAATCTACGGTGACTGCGGCTGTTCCACCCGTGGCGATGGTGACGGTATCCGTACCAAAAAAGACCCCAGTATTTGTATCTGTTCCTTGAACTGCTGGGGTAGATGCAGACCCGTCTACGCCTGAGATTCCCGTTGTACCGTTAATGATTACGCTCATAGCACCATCCATACTGCGCCACTCTCAACAGTGACTGCATATCCAGAGTTAATAGTAATTGGTCCGATAGAACCAGCGTTGTGTGTGCTCACGATAGTAATATTCTCACCGATTGATTGAGCATTCCAGAAGATTGCTTTGTTAGCCGCAGTACCTTCAAACTGACCACCAGTAGGAGTATCCCATGTGGTGTCATAATCAGTGTGACCTGTGGGCCCAGTGGGACCAGTTGGACCAGTCGGTCCTGTAGGACCTGTAGGGCCAGGAGAGCCTGTCGGTCCAGTTGGTCCAGTAGGACCTGTGTCACCTGTTAAACCTGTAGGACCAGTAGGCCCAGGAGGACCAGACGGACCTGTTGCACCAGTTGGTCCAGTGGGGCCAGTTGGACCAGGGTCTCCCTGTAATCCTTGAGGACCTGTTGGGCCTGTAGGACCAGTTAATCCAGTTGGACCAGTAGGCCCAGGTGGGCCAGCATCACCTTGTAATCCTGTCGGGCCAGTAGGGCCAGTGGGTCCCGTAGGTCCTGTATCACCTTGCAAGCCCTGTGGACCAGTCGGTCCTGTAGGTCCAGTTGGACCAGTTGGTCCAGGAGGTCCTGAAGGTCCTGTGCTGCCTGTAGGTCCAGTCGGGCCAGTAGGTCCTGCTATACCAGTTGCACCAGTTGGGCCTGTTGGACCAGTGGGTCCTGTAGTACCGTCAGGAATACCAAAGGACAAAGATACAGTAGTTGAGTTATAAGATACAGTAGGAGTGGAGCCAGCAGGTAACGATGAAACTGCTACATCCAAATCAGATGTAAAGTCAATCGTACTTTGAGCAGACTGTGCTGCAGCAGCGGCGCTGTTAGCGGCATTACTTGCGTATGTCTGCGCTAACTGTGCAGCATTGGCTGCATCTGCTGTTGCGTCACCTGGGCCACCAGGACCACGATATATCGCACACTTAGCGTGTCTGTTACTTGTACTGTATGCAAACACTGTTAATTTCCTCTTGTAGTTTTACTCAGTAAACTTAGTAAATTTACTTAGTAAAACTCCCCAGACCTTGTGAGCCTGGGGAGAAGCCGTTGTGCTATTAGAGCACTAAGCTATTGATCAGTCCACAACCAAGGCAACTGCTGAGTCAGGACGAATCGTCTTAACACCGTACAGCGTGTCAGCGGTCATCAGGTCAGCAAGCCACTCTTGCTTGTACTGGGTCTGTGAGCGAACACCCATCTGCTCAACCAGCGTGAAGGCATCACGATGGAAGAGACCAGCCAGACGCTTGCCAGACTCAGGAGTCGGTGCGTTGCTGGAGATGTACACTTCGATACCGTACAGATTACCAACACGACCATTGCGGATGGTGTTAGCAGCACCGTTCTCACCAGTAAAGGCTTGCTCGGTGTACCGTGCGGTTCCCATCAGTTCGTTACGCAGTACGGGCGGGATAACAAAGGAGCGACCATCCATCGGAACATCAGCATCGTCCAGATACTGAATAGCCTGACGGAAACCAACATCACCAAATTTACCTTCCGTGCTGGACACAGAACCGTCATAAGCGATCAGTGCGCCAGTGGAATCGGTAAAGGTGAAGGTACGGCTGTTGGTGTAGTCCGAGCCATCGCCATCGCCAATCGACTTAAAGAGCGACCAAATGTCAGTGTCAACCTGCACACCGAGTGAGTAGCCAGCGTCATCCGTGTAGAAACGGCGAAGCGAAGGCAGTGCCTGAACGGTCACGATGTCTTCGATCAGTCGGCTGTACTCATAGTGCTTGTTGATATTGACGATTACTTCGTCTTCAGTAGCAGCAATCAGAGTAACCTGAGAGCTAGCAACCTTAGCAGAAGCAGTGCCACGAGTGGGTTTAGGAATGTGAACGGTGTCACCTTTCTTACCCTTGAAGTTCATCTTGTTCACGAGGTTAGCGAGAACCAGTGACTTCTTATAAGCAGCAACAATCTCGTCACTCCAAATCTCAGGAATAAACTTTGCTGCGGTTGTCGTTGTTACATTATTAGTACCCAAAGGCATTTTAAATCTCCTAAATTAAGTTAAGTTACTTAACCCGTCCCTCTGCGTAGGCTGCAAGAATTTCGTCTTGCAATGCATCGTAGCGGTCTGGGTCTTCCAGTCGTAGTCGGATTAGATCCGCTCTGCGATAAATCTTAGAAGAGGTAGGACTAGTAGCATTAGAACCGACATCTACGGTTGCTTGTTTAACCGCTGCCTTCTGTGCTGCTTTAATCTCTTGCGAGGGTGCAGCAGCTTTTGGTGCAGCTTTAGGTTTAACATAGTTCCAAGTACTTAGAAGCTCAGCAGCCGCATCATAATCTCCGCTTCCGTCTGCCTCAGCATATAACCGAAGGCGAACTGGAGAGGCTTTTAACCACTCCGCAAACTCTGGATCATTAGCGGTCTGATGAAAATCAGGAAACTCAGAAGCCAACCGATTTAACATCTGCATCTTTTTCATCTCCAAGGCTTGTTGCTTTGCCTCTTTGACTGCTGGATGCTCTTCTATTGCTTTGTGTACTGCCTTCTTCGGATCATCGTAGTAATCGATCTCGTCTTCTTTTGCGGCAGGAATCTCTTCCTTCTTGGGTTCGAGTTGTCGCTTAATGAGTTCATCAGCTAGCTTACGCACTTCCCCAACTTCTTGGGCTTGTCTACCAATTAGCTTCTCAGCCTCTTGATGCATCTTGATAATTTCATCAAGACTCTTGCCCTTGTACTTGGGTGGAAGGTCTTCAACAGTTTCCTGCTGGACTTCTTCCTGTGCTACTTCCTCTTGAGGTTGCTCTTCTTGAGTCTCTTGAGTAATGTCTGCTGCTTCAAACTCTTCTTCTTGCGTTTCGATTATTTCTGCCACATTATCCTCCTGTCCACAACGGATTCTAGGAAATTAAAATACCCATCGGATCAGCTATTCTTTTCGCTTTTCTTTTGATAGGCTCTTGCTGCCTCCTCGTGTTTTCTAGCCCACGCATCGTGTGCTGTCGGAAACGCACCTGTGATGCCCTCCAACACAAAGCGGGGTGACGAGATAATACGAGAGGCTTCATTGTGACAATGTGGACACTCAATAGAGCGAACCTCATCATCAACAAATTTCTCAGTGGTGTGGTCTTTCACACACCTAAATTCAAATATCCGCTTCATCGTTGTAACTCCTCATAAGCATCTTCGGACGCTTCTTTGAGTTTAAAGACGAAGTTAAGGATGTCTAGCTGTCCCTTGGCATAGTACAAGTCCTCTATGCCGTTACATCTGTCTAAATCCTTTGATACTTCTTCAATCTTGCGTAGGTCTTCGATCAGGTCTTGCCATCCCTTGGATGTCATCATGTCGAACCTAGCCTCGTAATAGGCTTGTAACTCTTTATCCACAGTTTCTCCTTATTAGGACTGTGTTGTATTTCTACAACAGTGTATTAATTATACCACACTTTTTAGATTTTGTCAAGTGGTTACTGAACTTTTCTGTTCATTTGGGCTTCTACTATGTTCTCCTTAGTCTGAATCTCCCTTTCCTTGAGGATTAGGTCAGCTACCTTAGCCCTGCGATTGAACTCTTCGCTATTGGACTGGTCTAAGTTAGTAGTCAAAGCCTGGACGGTTTTGATGCGTAGCTCCTCTGGCATCATTTGAGCTTCTACCGCAGCCTTCTGCGCCCTAGCCATAGACTCCTGGGCATTAGCCTGGGACTCAGCAGCACGGGCCTGAAGCTCTTGAACCTGAGCCTGGAGCAGAGCAATCTGGGACTGCTGCTGGGCTTGCTGCATTGCCACAACTTCTGGGTTGGGCTGGTTCATTTGATCCAGGGCAGCAGCCAGCTCTTCCTTGTTCGACAGGCTAGAGCCTTTGATGATACCTTTTAGC